AGCAGGCAGACATCACACCAATAACGCACTATCCCTGTGCGCCCGGGCCTCTCATCCCGGGTGACGTTTCCAAGTTTACGGCCTGCAACGTCTAAGCGTAAGTCCTACGAACTTCGTTTGCCGGTCACACCACGGAGTGATTGACGGAGCCAAACACTGCCAAGGCCTCATCGGCCTCGGCAGGTCGTGCCCAGCCAGTCACTAACCGCCCCATGGTGCAACACCCCCTTGCCACATAATTGTCCCACATAACCAAATCCTCACGATTGCACGCGGGATAATAGACGCCGAAAGGTACATTGGACAAGGTATCTTGCAACAGATACCACTTCTCCAGGCGAACCTGGTGGGCCACAGTGACCCCGAAGATTTTCTCACACAGCAACCTAGTGGCAATTGGCGGCTCAACATACAGATGCTGCGGGTTGCGGTCCATGGCCTCAAGGAGAATATGCTTCTCCCAGAAGTCGAGCTTGTCAGCCATCTTCTGAACCATTGAAGATACGTGCCTAGTTTGATTTAGCCCAAATTGAGCTAGGGCGCCCAGCACGGGTGCGCCCCGAAATTGATATGCCAGTGACATGGCCTTGCACCGAAGCAAGGCCAAAATCTTAGTTTTCTTTGCTCGGATATAGCGCTTACCAACCCACGCAAATGAGCTGATATACTTAGTGGGATCCCCGATATTAATCAAATCATCGGGGTCAAAGATCATCCCGCAGAATGACCCCTCGTTGTAGCTATCCACCACTTCGAGCTTAATATTAAATCCCAATCTAGTGTACAAGTCCACAACATCCTCGTCGCGAACCTCGCCAACGCGGATAGTTTGACCGTCGTCGCCTTCGACGACTGGGTTAACAGTGAACTTCAGTTCCTGCGCTATAAATAGCAACAACATGAGGTTCATAAAGCCATTGCCCAGGGACGTATTCATCTCCCCGGACATCCGTATGGCCTTAATCACCACCCGAAAGTACTTAAACCAACAGGTGTTATCTCCCATGATTATTGCATCAAAAGCATCCATGAACTCACGTCCATCAGGCAGATGCTCTGTCATATAAGCGTAAAGCTCTCGCTCAACGCTCATGACCTCCGGTGTAAACGAGGACTCATAAGCCGTAGCATCAGTCATGGCAGTCGGAACTCCCACCATATTACACATCTCCTGGATGTACTTCGGCCTCTCGTCTATTGGTACATGTTTTATAAAATGCTTCACCTTGAAGACCTCCTCTTCAATGAGTTTGAAGATGGGACCAAACAGGACTTTACTCTCGTCGACCCTAGCGTTGATAGCTCGGGCATGCTTCCAGGTGCGGTAAAACTCAGCCTTTGTAAAAGACTTCACACACCGCTTCTGGAGAACTGCCTTATCAACAACCTCAGCGCGCCAAACCCGGTGGCGCTCGAGAGCCTCCCTCAATTCCTGTTTCCTCTGATCATTATAATTGGTCTTCACCAACCATGATTCGACAGAAGTGTCAGAATCTGGTCGAAGTGGCCTGAGGTTCTGGTGGATCCAGGTCCGCACGAAGGTTCGAAACCGCTCGAGCAGGTCTGGATCCACGTTTGGAGTTTTGACAGCGAACCGCTTGCGCACTCCTGCAACAGCTGTTGTGGGGTCTGCGGTGTCTGGGCGTTCGAGGACAGAACCCTCGAGACACCCACCCACTGCAACACACTCAGGGTTGTAGGAACAATAATTGTGGTTGCGAATACCGCCAATTGTGCAGGGTTTCGTCTCGCATAGCTGACACAACTCTGAACGCTCCCTCGCACGATATCCATAGAGGAACCAACGATCTGTCGTACGAGGGACTTCGAGTTTAAACCATTGCGCTCACGCCGACAATTCCAGATCACCAGTGCAGCGGACTTTGTGTCACCCGCTATATCACACTTGGCGGCCCAGTCATACCGGTCGGAATTCACGCTATGGAGCCCCGTCAGCGTCTTCACCATGCGCTCCTGAAACACTGATTCGCTTTGCTGAGTGTCTTGGAGCAACGCAGGGTGATTCATTTGCGAGATTGTCTCAGCATCGACAATAAGGTCTCGCGACCTAGAAACCCAACCTTCGCAAGTAGTGAGGACGGCATCTACCAGTTTCCTGGTGTGCTTCACCCCGCCCACACTAATAGCATCGGGTCGCATGTCATCTTCCAGAAGTTGAGTGCCAGGTTTCGGTGGAACAATTCTCAAAACATGGGTCGGCAGACGAGGCATATGCCACCATAGCGCCACCTGAGCGGCAACTACAGAGGAAAACACCACGCCAGCAAGAGAGGCGGTCGACCACTCTTGCCTGTCCACGACAATACCAAACCAGTAATGAGAAATTGGTCTAAAGTAGTGCCTCAGTCCCATCATTGCAGAGCTAACTGCCACAGCAAGAAGGCTAACATTGAGAGAAAAAGCGGGTCGAACCACCCAATGTTCCCAAGGTTTGGCCATCCTTGCTCCATAGGAGTATACAAGCCCCTCATGCAACATGAGTCTAAGACGCCTATCGGCATCCTCATTGGATATCTTAGTTCTTAAACCCTTAGGTCCCGGATTAGGGGGTGGACTGGGAACACTAGGGTCTTGAGCTTTTGAATCTGAGAGATCCAACACCGAAACAGATCTCGTCGAACTCGTCAATGACTTGCATGCTTGCTGCAACATCTCTGGCCCAAAAGCAGACGCACCCTGAGGTCCGTCCAAAGATGGGGTCGAGATCACAGCAGGCGCAACTGAATGAGTACTTGCGTTTAGTCCCTCGGTGGCAGTTCTCAATATGTCTAATGGAAGACAAAGGCCTGGGGGCACAACTGGGACAGTAGTGCCATTCACAGGCTGAATCGAGACTGGTTTCCACGCGGTCACCGGAGAAATAGAAGAAGAAGACGCCCCCCGAGGAGAAACATCGGGGGACCGATCGTTTTTTGTAGTCTTCTTCTTCTTGGCGTTTTCCTGATCCCAAGCTTCACGCACAGCTCTAAAGAGCCGCTTATCGATCCGCTTCTTCTTATCAACGCCACTCGCACCGATGGCACGCCGGAACGCGAGTTGCCACTCCTCCCACGGGGGGCAATCGCAAGCATCCATTTCCTCAAAGGCCTCAGCAAAGGGGAGTATGTAGTCAACATACTTTCCCTCACGCTTGCCCGTGAGCCAATTGCACACACGCAAGTAATTAGCTCGATCGGCGGAATCATCAACCTCCTCCTCAAACTTAACCTGTCTCATGACTTTCGGGTCTTTCAACGAACGAATGTCAGGAGAAGGCACAGGCGCCATATTCTCATCATCGGGGCCGTACTCTGGTTCAGGGCGTGGGTCACAAAGGACTACGGGCCAAGGTTTGCCATTCTTTGCAAAATGGTTCCTGACCCCCTCATAACCTCCCTGTTCAAATATCTTGTACAGCTCCCGTAAACAAGAATCCACCTTGTCGGACCAAGGTAGTGGACTTAAGCATCTCAACCGACGAACATTTTCCGAGTTCTTGTCGGTTGAGGCATCAATGGCTGTCCACAGGTCTCTGACTGAATAGAAACCAGCTTGGACAAACCACGCGGGAGCCCCCTCGACGTGCCACGTTGCCATATCTAGCAGCGTGGTACCGTCTCGAAGCATCGGCCACCGCTTGCCAACACGGTCTGAGGATACTTCCTCAAACGTCGACTTTAATTCACTTAGCATTTACCAGACAAATTATC